TCGCTTTATGGGCGACACGACTACAGACGTAGTTACAGGAACTATTGCAACAACAGCATCATTGCTTGCCAGCGATGTTACTGACATTGATGCACCAAATGCTAGTTTGTATCCAAGAGGCATGTTACTGTTCAACACACGTCGTAGTTCATACAATGTGAAAGAATTCCGTAGCAACCACTTTAGCAGAACAAACTTTAGTGACACTACACTTTACCCAACACTTCCAACAGAAAAAGATGCGTGGGTATCAATTAGTGGCAATAAAAATGACGGTAGTCCTTTTATGGGACGCAAAGCTGTTCGTAAAATTGTTGTTGCAGGATTGCAAGCAGCTATTGACAGCAGTGAAGCACTCAGAGAAGACGCACGTGAATTTAATATTATTGCATCACCTGGTTATCCAGAGTTAATTGACAACATGGTATCACTTAATAACGATAGACGCAATACAGCGTTTGTTATAGGTGACACAAGCATGAGACTTGCTGCTACTAGCACTGCAATCCAGAACTGGGCAAGTAATACTGCTGCAGATACCGGAAACAGTGAAGACGCTCTTGTAACTGCTGATGAATACCTGGGAATATTTTATCCACCAGGACAGACAAATGACCTCAGCGGTAACACTATTGTTGTTCCAGCAAGTCATATGATACTTAGAACTATTGCTAGAAGTGACGACCAGAGCTTCCCATGGTTTGCTCCAGCAGGAACAAGACGTGGACTAGTTGATAATGCTAATGCAATTGGCTTTATTAATAGTTCAACTGGTGAATTTCAAGTAGACAACGTTAGAGAATCACTACGTGATACACTTTACAGTAATAGAGTCAATCCAATTACGTTCTTTAATGGTGTTGGGTTAATGAACTACGGTCAGAAGACTCGTGCATCTACTACTAGTTCACTAGATAGAATTAACGTAGCACGTTTAGCAAACTATTTACGTAGACAATTACAGGCAACTGCACTAGGTTATGTGTTTGAGCCAAACGACAAGATTACACGTGATGAGCTTAAAGAGCAAGTTGAACAGATTATGAACGACTTGGTTGCAAAGCGTGGCATTTACGACTACTTGGTAGTTTGTGATGAAACAAATAACACTCCTACACGCATTGACAGAAATGAACTGTATGTAGATGTTGCTATTGAGCCAGTTAAGGCTGCTGAATTTATCTTTATTCCAATTCGCCTAAAGAACACAGGTGAAATTGGAGCAGGTAATGTAGCCTCAGCAAACACTGTTTAAGGCACTATAAACAACGAAAATAATGGGGGGTATACGTTTTACCCTCCATTTTTTGAGTACCATAATAGATAAATAATATTAATAGAATATTATAGGAGACACGACATATGTCCGTTTCATCATTAACAAAATTCACTGTACCACTAGATAGTGATCAATCTGCTACTTCACAGGGCTTATTGATGCCCAAGCTAAAGTATCGCTTTCGTGCGTTATTTGAAAACCTTGGTGTGTCTACTCCCCGTACAGAATTAACTAAGCAAGTTATGGACATTACCCGTCCAAACTTAACATTCGAAGAGATTGAAATTCCAGTTTATAACAGCCGGGCATACATTGCTGGTAAACATTCATGGGATGCAATTTCCGTTAACTTCCGTGACGATGTCAACGGTAGCGTTAGCAGACTACTTGGAGAGCAAGTACAGAAGCAGTTCGACGTTATGGAACAAGCCAGTGCTAGTTCAGGAATTGACTACAAGTTTGTTACCCGTTTTGAAATTCTTGACGGTGGCAACGGCGCTAGTGTAGCAAACGTTCTCGAAACCTGGGAATTATACGGTTGTTTCTTAACTAATGTTAACTACAACGATCTTAACTATGCATCAAATGAACCTGTAACTATTACAGCAAGCATTAGATTTGATAATGCTATCCAGAGCCCAATTGGCGATGGCGTAGGTGCTACAGTAGCAAGATCTATTGGACAAACAGTAACAGGCTAATAGCCCTTTACTATAGAATTACAAAGACCCTCCGATTCTGTCGGGGGGTTTTTTTGTAATATATGCACATAATCTGACAGCATAAATAGTTGTAACAAGGAGATATCTGTGGCTAGTGCTAATACTATTTTAAATGCCCTTGCAAAAGGCGATCAGATCAAAGATTTTTCACACGCAGCCAGGTTGTTCATTGATAATAACTATGAACTACAACCTCGCTTCAGTAATCTCTTTCATGTAGTTTTTAATCTAACTCCTCAAGCGGCAAGGCTCTTTAACAGTGTTGACAAGATGGAAATTAATATGTTGGTTAAGACCATTGACTTGCCAACATTTAATATTGATACTCAGACTCACAATCAATATAACAGACAAGTGCATAGTCAACACAAGTTAAACTATAATCCTGTCACAGTAACATTTCATGATGATCAGAAAGATTTAATTAGAAGCTTTCTGCATACGTATGCTAACTTTTACTACAACGATAGTAAGCATTCCTTGGGCGGCAGTAGTTATAGTACAAATGATCGTTATGGCGGATATAGAAGCGATGATTTTGGTATGAGCGACGGCAATCAACGGTTCTTTAAAGACATTAGAGTATATACCATGTTGCAAAAAAGATTTGCTGAATACACCCTGGTTAATCCCATACTAACTGCATTTGGGCATGACAGTCATAGTTATGCAGACACTAGTGTAATGCAACATAATATGACAATTCAATACGAAACTGTTAAATATGCAACTGGTTTTGTAAATAACATTAATCCTAAAGGATTCAGTGATATCCATTACGACAACTCACCAAGTCCTCTAGGAGTATTTGGCGGCGGTGTTGGTAATAGTATCTTCTTCCAAGGCGGGCTAGTTGATGCTGCGAATACTGTAGCAACTGACCTGTTTAATGGAAATATACTTGGCGCTGTCATTAAAGGCGGAGTTATTTTTAACAATACTAAAGATTTAGACTTGGGCAGAGTATTGGAAAAAGATTTAGAACGAGCGGTGGGTAGTATTCTTCGTGGAAAGAATCCCCTAACTGATGTTATATTGCCTAATGTGTTTGGTACTGACACAATCAATACTGGTGAGCCTAGAACAGGCACTGGTGCTCCGGTGGACAGATCTACAGGAAGTAGCAATAGCACAAGCAATGCTGTAACTAGTAACGGCAGTAGTATTGTCCAAACAGTATTTGACAATGTTAGTGATTTTATATCTAATCCGGTTAATCTAGGAAATACAACAACAGTTCCAAATACGTCAGCCTCTCCTGCAACTCCTGCAAGACTCAGTGACTTTACTCCTCATGTTGACCCACTGACATCTTCTGTAATTTTAAGGCGACAACAAATAAATGACAGAGTTCAACAATTACAAAATCAAATTACCAATGATCCAACCAATACATTTTTAATAAAAGAAAGAGATGCTCTTATTGTAAGACGAGTACAAGAGACCGGAAAGTAATAATATGACAACACAAAATACAGCATTGCCTATTACTAGCACGTCTGATAACATTGACTTACGAGTTAATGAATATTTTACTACACAGTTTAGTCCAACGGGTAAATTTACAGACAATGACTATGAATTGGTTAAGAGTTTCTGTGTTAAACGTACTAGTAATGACGAAGCAGCCGCTAGTTTAATCGCAGCTATTTTAAATGCTGTTAACGAACTGGGATTATACGCTAGTGATGTAATTAACAAGTTTGAGCTCAGTGACACAAAAGTTACTGTGCCACTTTTGCTCAATGCAAGTAGAAAAGGCACAAGCCTACTTGGGTTTATCAATGACAAGACCCCACCAGCAACAGTGCAACAGCAAGTAAAGACATAAGACATGGCCAATAAATGGGCAAACGGTTTATTTGAAGTTAAGAATCCAGCGAAGTATGCTGGAAATAAGGTTCCCAGATATAGAAGTAGTTGGGAATTTGCGTTCATGCAGTTTGCTGACAATCACCCCAGTGTAATACAATGGGCCAGTGAAAGTATACAGATACCTTATAGAAATCCCTTAACTGGTAAACAAACAATCTATGTTCCTGATTTTATTATTGTGTACCAAAATAAAAACGGAACTCGCCGCGGTGAATTAATTGAGATAAAACCACAGAGTCAGACCATGCTTACAGAAAAAACAAGCCAGAGGGACAAGATGGCGATAGCAGTTAACCATGCCAAATGGTCTGCCGCTGCTAGCTTCTGCAAACACAAAGGGTTAACTTTTAGAGTTGTTACTGAGCACGATATATTTGCTGGAACAAAATCTCCAAGAAAACGTAGATAAGTAATAGTATGACAAAGAAACTAGAAAACCTATTTGATTTAATGGATGACGATACCCCAGAAATGACTGTTGAGGAAAATCTTAGTATTACCAATGGAGATGCTAATATTCCTGAACAAAAACCACTACCTGAGATACAACATACATTATCAGCAGTAGACAAGATTGATGCGGCTCTTCCAACGATACGTGACTTAGAAACTAGTGATAATGAACTAGATGATATTGCATCTACTGCTAGAAAAACGTTTGACGATCTCATGGATCTAGGAATGAACGTAGAAGCTAGATTTAGTGGTGAGATCTTTAATAACGCTAGTCGTATGCTGGACACTGCTCTAACTGCAAAAACTAACAAAATTAACAAGAAACTAAAGATGGTAGAGCTACAATTAAAGAAAGCTGCCCATGATTTTAAGACTAAAGAGGATGATACAAACACCGTAGCCGCTGACGGCCAAGGTGTTATAATGGATCGCACTGCTCTTCTTAACGAAATTCTAGGCAAGAAAGCATAAATATAATACAGGATGATTATATAAAATGAAAAGTTTAACACATTATTTAACAGAGAGTGAGCGCACTTATAACTTTAGAATTAAGATCGCTAATATGATCGAAGATGAAGTTATGGATAGGTTGGAAACCTGTCTCGAAAAGTATGATATGAAGAGTCTTAGCAAGCCTAAGAAAACTCCTATCCAAGAACACCCCATGGACTTCCAGACATTATCTAATGCTGAAGTTTATATTATGGACGCAGAACTACAATATCCATGTACTGCAAACCAACTTTATGAATACATTAGCCAGTCTGTAGGTGTTCCTGCAAACCAGCTAGTTGTAATTAACAAAGATCACCCAGAAGAAATAGCTCGTGAAGAAGCAATTCAAGAAGAAGGTGACGTATATGTCACTAAACTTGACGATGCTGACTACACGGATGCTAAGAAACATGATGTTGCTGAAGTATTTGGAGACGAATACAATGCTAACATGTTAAAAGAACTTGAAACTCGCAAATCCGAGTTTGCTAAAAAGGATTAATACAATGCATATGATTGATGTGATGAAAAAATTGCAAGAGATTGCAGAAGCTGGATATGATAACGAAGATATCCAA